TGAAAAAATTTCAGAAACAGAATTCATGAATAAAGAAAATGATTTTAATTGTCATATTAAGTATAAAGATGTAGGACAATATGTATCGTTAGAAAAAGATTATTCATGTGATTGCATAGTTGATTGCCATTTATTTATGAGTGAAAACAATAGAACGGATGCTGATTTAATCGAAGTTATTGAAACGCTTGGAGAGGAAAAAGCTTCAGGGAAATTTTCAAAAATAAAAATAATCGAAATACCCGATGATGCCGATTATGAAATTGAAGAATATGACGGAAATGAATGGATAGCTGAAAAGCATAGGACATGGAGGTAATTGCTAATGATCAATAGAGTAATTTTAATCGGCCGCATGACGAAAGAACCTGTCTTACGCAAAACTCAATCAGGAGCAAGTATAACATCCTTTACTGTAGCGTGTGACCGGAGAGTGAAAGCAGAAGGACAGCCGACAGCTGACTTTATCAACTGTGTATGCTGGAACAAAGTGGCAGACAACACAGCCCAATATATGCACAAAGGAAGTCTGGTTGGTGTGGAAGGAAGGATACAGACACGCAGCTATGATGACCAAAGCGGAAGACGTGTTTATGTGACAGAAGTGGTTGCGGATGCTGTACAGTTCTTGGAACCTAAGGGTACAAACAGCGCTACAAACACACCAAGTTATGATGCAGGTAATCAGGGCTATCAGTCTAATGTAAACGATGATGAATACCAGATACAGGAAGATGATTTGCCGTTCTGATGAAAGGAGTAATTTATGCAATTACTAATAAAAGATTTGAATTTAACAGAAACAATTACAGCTGAATGGATTATGCAAAATTGTTATATCGCAGGGGGAGCGTGTGTGAGTAATGCCACACGCCAGCCTATCCATGATGTTGATATCTATTTTAAAACAAAAGAAGCAAGAGATTTGTTTATTAACGAACTAGGAGATGATAAGTACATCTCAAAAAAATCAAATGAATGGAAGGCCTTAGCAATGTATGACAGTTTGCTATCCAGTGGAATTATTGATGTAGGATACGTTAAGCAATTTGATGAGCTTGATGTTAAAATTTCATCCGATAAAAGAGATGAGAACATTGTTTATATCTTTGATACTGATATATATACATACGTACCTGAAGCATTATTCAGAAAGCAACAATGGATGTTTGCTAATGGATATGATTATGTTATTCTGGAAAGAAATCATTTTTGTGTAGATGGTAGGGATTTTTTAGGAAATAAAAGCATCACTTTAAAACGTAATGGTATGGTTTATCAATTTATCCTACGTTTCTATGGCGAACCACAGGAAATGATGGATAAAACATTTGATTTCCAGCATTGTAAGATTGCCTATGATTTAGCAACTAAGGAATACATAACAACAGAAGAAACGTGGGAAGCATTATCAAAACGTAAGTTACACTATGTGAACTCGTTCTATCCTATTTCATCACTTAAACGACTTTATAAATATGGTAATCGAGGTTTTGAATGGAATAATAATGAATTTGTAAAGATTATCCGTGATATCCATAAGGTTGATGTTGATAATAAATTTGTGATGGAAGATCAATTAATTGGCTATTATGAAGATTTTAACTATAATGAAGTGTTTGGTAATTCAACGCTGTTTGATTAAAGAGGAGTGATGAAGATGACTAAAGATGAATATTTATATGCGTTAGCAAGTGTGAAAATTGATGGAGATTATTGTGACGAAAAGAAGTATTCTATTTTGCAGAAGTTGATTGAAGAACATTTTGACAATTTGCCGCTAAAGTTTGAAGAGTTAGAAGCAGGTATGTGGGTATGGGATGATAAAGAAAAATGGTATAGAAAAATAGTTATCCTTTTTAACCCTTGTCAAGAATATCCTAAAGGTAGTTTTAAGTCATATGCAGATTCAGATGAATCAAGTTTAGATTTTATAGAATTTGAAGAAAACAGATTTTATCGCATGGAGGTAAAAGAAAATGAAAAATGATTGGATATTTTTATTTATAATCATTTTACTTGATTTACCTTTTATATTACTTGCATATCTTATAAATCAAGAAGATAGAGAAAAAAATAAAAGATGAAGGTGGTAATAAAATGGTAGGTTATATATTATGCGTGCTGCTAGGTTTGGCTGTTGGCGCAGTCATAATGGGATGTGCGAGGGGTGGTAGAGATGAAAAACCGCTTGACTATGAATATTGGAAGAAGGTAGGAAATGAAATCACAAACCACAATAAAAATTACCAAAAAGGATTATGAAAAGGTTATAGACGATGTTTTAGAAAAATGTATAAATGATGAACTATACAAAGACATCGGTGCGCTAACCATAAAATTAAGTATTGGGGTGGAGTTTGCTAAAAAAATAGAGTATGAATTATTCAAGAAAAAAAAGAAAGAAGGTCAATAATATGGGCATTACCATTTTTATACTTGGAAAGAGTGGCACAGGAAATGAAAAAGAATTTTAAAAAAATGCAAGAAAATCAATATTTCGAAGTTGTTGGATTGATAGGAATGTATAAGGCTGATCATAGCAATCGCCAAGTAAAAGCATACAGAATAACGAGCGCCGGAAGAATAATCTACGATGGGGTTGTGGAAGGACTTTACGATAACTTGGAAAATGGATTGTGGAGAATTAAATGAACTGGAGAGAAGAATATCCGCCATTAATTGATGTAGATGAAAGTTTGAAAGACTATGTAAAAGGAGAGTTGAAGAGTTATTATTTATATTTGTATAAATGGCATGAACTAGAAAAAGAATGTATGTCATTAGGGTGCTCTACTGGTGGAAGTATCATACAAATGCCTGATGGATGGTCAGATGGAAAAAGCCCTCAACAACGTTATTCGGATAAACTTTTTGAATTAGAAGAAAAGCAAAAAGAATTTGAACAAAAACTTGATAAAATTGATAGATTAATCAGTGTTTTAAATGGTAAGTATTATGATGTAACAAAAGAATATGTCATGAAACGTCGGTGCAAAAACGCTAAACAGGTGGGTAACGAATTGAAAATAGAAGAAGATACTGTAAAAAAGTATGCGGAACGAGCCATTAGTCAAATTTGCTCTAGAAATAGCAATATTTTGTGAAATTGTCCACTACGTGACGTGATTTGACATGCTATAATGGTAGTGTGGAAGTTCGGGGGAATGGTGATAAAACATCGTTTCCCACCACATTATCCTCCCATGCAATTGGCATCTTCGGATGCCTATCGTAACCTACTTACGAACTTTCCCCCAATCTTTCGTGAGTAGGTTAGGGTAAATGTTCTCTCTATCTATGATAATACCATTACAAAAAGCAATAGATAGTAGCCTGCAAAGAGACAAAATGTTGACATCACCTTACAATGTCAAATTAGATATTAACAGGATACAACTAAGTAATGACTGTTGATATATGGAGTGCCCAGGATGGCAGAATGCTCCCAAAGAATGCGATATCTTAGATATCAGCGTAAAGCTCCTAACGGGGCTTTTTTTATTGGAAAGGAATGATAGGCATGATTTTTTGTAAACGTAAAAAGCGAAAACATACATACGCATTTATAGTAGACTGTGACACAAGAGGGAACATTGAAGGAGAAACAAAAGAGATTACTATCAGAACGCTGAATAAGATACTATGCGATACCATAGATAAAGCCCTTGGAGACGCGGGAGTTATAAACATTAGAGTAGAGGTACTAGACAATGATAACAGTATGTAAAGATTGCCCTAAAAGACATGTAGGATGTCATGCAGAATGTGTGTTATACAAGACGGAGCGCAAGTTGCTTGACAAAGAAAACGCACGCAAAAGAGCTGAAAACGCAGCTTTTGACAGTGTAAGTAAAACATGGAATTATGACGATAGGGGGATAAGAAAATGAATGTGAATGTGTTAGGAGTTATATATGAAATAACGGAAGCAAGCCCTAAAACTGATGAAAATTTAAAAGATGCAGATGGGTATGTGATTTTCTACGATAAAAGAATTGTATTAAGTGATCTAAGCGATTGGGATAAGCAAGCATCTGAACTAGCGAAGGACATATATCGTAAACAAAACTTAAGACATGAGTTAATTCATGCGTTTTTGTACGAAAGCGGACTAGCTTATAACTCAAATGGCGCAACAAACTGGGCGATGAATGAAGAAATGGTAGACTGGATAGCCATACAGATGCCAAAGATTATGGATGTATATGAGAGTGTAAGCAATTCGTGGAATTATGACGATAGGGGAGTAAAGAAATGAAATATGATAAATTACTATGGCGAGTGTTTATATTTACACTGGCTTTTATTTTAGCTAAGACGTTCAGTAATGAATGGTGGATGCTATTTACGTTAGTTGCGTTTATAAGTGATGATGAAAATGGAAATTGAATATATACCTCTTAATTTTTTGAAACCTTATGATAAAAACGCAAAGATACACACAAATAAGCAAATACAAGAAATAGTAAACAGCATTGAGAATTTTGGCTTTAATGATCCTATAGGCATATGGCACGATACAATCGTTGAAGGTCATGGAAGATATGAAGCTGCAAAACTTATAGGAATGAAAGAAGTACCTTGCATTAAGCTTGATCAGTTAACAGATGAACAACGTAAAGTATATACATTAGTCCATAATCAAACTACATTAAGTAGCGGATTCGATTGTGATATTTTGAATGATGAATTGATAAGCATTCAAAACATAGATATGTCAGAATTTGGATTTGATTTATCTTTCCTTGATAAAGAAGAGGAACAGGAAGAAAAGGGAAACGAAAGAGAAAGAACCAATAAGGCATATAACCTAGAGTTGTTTAATGAAAATGATGCAGCTGGATTCTTTCAAATGCCAATCATTAAAAATGATAATGTAATACCGGATGATCTATTAGGTATGAATTATATGTTATCAAGCGATAACAAAGACGTTGGTATTCACATGTATGTCGATGATTATCAGTTCGAAAGACTATGGAATGATCCTGATAAATATCTTGATGTGATTCGTGAATATCAATGTGTTTTTAGTCCTGATTTTTCGCTATACATGGATATGCCAATGGCAATGAAGATATGGAATGTATATAGAAGCCGTATGTTAGGGAATTACTGGCAGCGTAATGGAATCAAAGTAATACCTACTATTTCATGGGCTGAAGAAGATACATTTGAATTTGCATTTGATGGAATACCAGAAGGAAGCATTGTAACAGTTTCAACTATCGGCGTAAAACAAAATCCGTATGCCTTAAGTATTTGGAAAAAAGGAATGGATGCAATGATTGAACACATTAAACCGTCTGTGATATTAGTGTATGGTGGTAAGCTTGATTATGATTACGGTGATATCGTAGTGAGATATTATGATAATAAAGTAACTGAAAGAATGAAAGCATCAAAGGAAGTGACATAATGGGTGGTAGAGGAGCAAGCAGCGGTGTTTCTAAAAGTGGCAAGAAGTATGGAATTGAATACAAAACATTATATCAATCTGGAAATATAAAGTTTATTAAGCAAAATGAAAGCACATCAATAAACGCTCCAATGGAAACAATGACAAAAGGAAGAGTGTATGTTACGTTAGGTAAAGATAACATGCCAAAGTCAATTACATATTATGATAATGTAGGAAAACGTAACAAACAGATAGATATAGTTGGTAAGCCACATAAGATAAAAGGTAAATACGTTATACCACATACACATAAAGGCTATTTGCATTATGAACATGGAACATCAAATCCATCTCCAAAAGAGATAAAGATGATTGAAAGAGTTATTAAAACGTGGCATAATAGAAATAGATAGAGATTAGTTTAAGAAGGAAAACGCAGGTTATACCGAAAGGTTATACTGAGATTCATGTGCAACTCATGAACTCTATCTAATTATCAATAACATGCAATCAATTAAGTTTGGTTGCTTTTTTTATACATGAAAGGAAGTGAAATCATGGGAGGACGTGGAGCAAGTAGCAGTAAATCAATTTCCTATAAAAACAGTAAGCCAACAACAGCAAAGAGTTTACAAAAGGAAATTGAAAATGTTAGTAATAAAATGCGTGAATACGCACAATATGCAACACCCGCTTATACAGGAGCAGATAAACAAAGTAAGTCTAAGAAATACTATGAATATCAAAGACAATACAGAGCATTAAAAAAGGAAATGAATGAAATAGATGATAAGAAAGCGAACAATAAAACAAAATCTACACCAAAGCCAAAACTAAAGGGAAGAAAAGAATGGGAAGTAACATCTCAGACATACGAAAGAGCGCAAAAAAGGCTTAATAAAGATGTTAATAATTGGTTTGGAAGAGGCATGTAAAAAGCTTAAATGTTAAAGGAGTGAGGTGAATGGCTAATGAACAGAACTTAATACCAATGTCTGAGCGAACAAAGAGTGAACAAAGAAAATTGACATCAAAAGGTGGCAAGGCATCCGGTGCAGCTAGACGGCGTAAAAAGACCATGAAGCAGGCCATGAACTTACTCTTATCAATGCCAGTAAGTGATGAAACTAAGAAGAAACTAGAAACGCAGTTTAGTATAGATCCGGAAGATGCTGACAATCAAATGCTGTTAATGGTGGCTGCTATGCAGAAGGCAATGAGTGGTAATGTCGAAGCAATGAAGTTTATAGCATCTATAACCGGTAACATTGCAATGACAGAAGCAGAACGTGAGAAAACTAAGATTGAAAAGAAACGTCTGAAGCTGGAAGAACAGCAAGCCAACAAAGAAAATGATACTGGGGAAGATGTTATACAATCAAAAATGGATGCCATCACTGGTATTGTAGATCAAATGCAACAACTAGGAGATGACGAGGTATGACACAGCCTATGTTATTATTATCGCCAAAGTTTAAAGATTTCCTTCGTTTGGATACTGAGCGAGAGTTTCTAGAGGGCGTGACTGCTTGTGGCAAAACAACCGTAGGAATCTTCAAATTCATGTGTAAAGTAGCAAACAGTGACATAAGGTTTCATGTCATCGCTGGTTCCGACCTCGGGACAGTCGAAAAAAATGTAATCAACGGTGAGCGGATGCTGCTTGATCAGTTTGATGGCGTGGCAGAGTATTATCCATCAGGTAAACGTAAAATCAGATTACCTCATATCGAGTATCAAACAAACAAAGGTACTAAGATTATATACATATGCGGTTACGATAACAAAAAACGATGGCAGAAGGTCCTAGGTGGTCAGGTAGGATGTGTTTATATTGATGAGGTAAATATCGCTGATATGGAATTCTTGCGTGAGATATCGCACCGTTGTGTTTATATGATGACAACATCAAACCCAGATGATCCGTCGCTACCTGTATACGACGAGTTTCTTAATAGAGCAAGACCACTAAAAAGATACCGAAAAGATTATCCGGAAGAATTACTGGATATGCTTAATCAACCGGCTGAAAATGGCTGGGTACACTGGTATTTCAATTTTAATGATAACGCAGCACTTTCACAGGAAGCTATAGAGCACAAGAAAAAAGCGGTGGCACCTGGTACAAAGATGTACAAAAACAAGATACTTGGATTACGTGGGCGTGCTACAGGGTTGGTATTCCCTAATTTCAGCAGAAAAAAGAATGTTATATCAAAAGCCGATGCGAAAAAATATACGTATCGGTATTTTAGTGCAAGCGTTGATACATCTTATTCAGCAAATAGTCCGGATACAATTGCATTGCTATTTCTGGGCATTACGACATGTGGGAAAGTCGTTGTGCTTGATGAGGAAGTATATAACAATGCAGACCTGAACATACCATTAGCACCTAGCGATGTTGTGAAAAGATTACTGGATTTCTTGGAGCGCAACCGTAAAGCGTGGGGATTTGCTAAAAACGTATTTGTGGACAGTGCAGACCAGGCGACTTTGACAGAGCTGTATAAGTATAAACGTACGCATCCATGTATTTACTCGTTTAATGATGCCTGGAAGGAAACAACCATCATCGACCGTATCCATATGCAACAGGGATGGATATACTTCGGCGATTACCTAGTGGTTGAACATTGTATAAACCACATCAGAGAACTAGAGGTATACAGCTGGCAAGAAGATAAGTATGAGCCGGAAGACAGAAATGACCATACAATAAATGCCAGCCAATATGGATGGTTGCCATTTGTTAAGTACATCAAAACACAGGAATAGAAAGGAGTGAGGTAATGAAACTATCTGATAAAGCAAAGAACGTGATAAGAGCATGGCTTGACATTACACCGGCACAGAAAAACATTTATCATCTTAACGAAACTTTTAACTTTGAGTCAAATGCAATCAAAAATAGGATATGGATGCGCGGCGATCCAGAAGAACTTGATGAGTTCTATAAACAGCTACCACGTGATAACTCATACTTTTGGGCAGCTAGTCCACGTATTAAGATACGTAAGATACACTCCGGTTTACCTTCATTGATGGTTCAAGTTCTTACTGATATCGTGATACGCGATCTTAACGGTATTGATGTAGCAAGCCGGCAATTAGATTGGGACGAGATAAGTAAAGATAACAAATTTGACGAGATATTGCGTAAGGCAATTAAAGAAGCACTGTTCATTGGTGATGGTGCTTTTAAAATATCTTTTGATACTAAGTTATCAAAATACCCCATCATTGAGTTTGTGCCGGGTGATAAAGTAGAGATTGTACATGAGCGTGGGCGTTTTGTTGAGTGTGTGTTTAAGACAGAGTATAAGCATGCTCACAAACGATATGTGCTGTATGAGCACTATGGTAAAGGATATGTTAAAAACGTCTTGACAGAATGGGGCATGGACGACCCGCTTCCCTTGTCGACGATACCGCAGACTGCTAAGCTCATTGATGTGGCCTTTGCCGGGTATAAGCTACCGGACGAAAACGGTGAGAATGAAGTCATGGGACGCTTTGCAATGGCCATACCATTTAAGATCAAAGATTCCACAAAGTGGGAAAATCGAGGAGAAAGTATCTTTGACAAAAAGACATCATCATTTGATGGACTTGACGAGATTATTAGTCAATGGGCTGATGCAGTGAGAGCAGCAAGAACAAAACAATACATCCCTGATGCACTTATTCCACGTGATCCGGAAACCGGACAGATGCTAGCGTTCAATCAATATGATGACCGCTTTTTAATGGTCGAAGGAAATATGCAGGAAAAAGGTAAAAATCAGATTGATGTGACACAGCCTGTTATTCCATCAGAGAACTATCTGCAATCGTATATTTCCTTCTTAGATCTATGCTTGCAAGGAATTATTTCCCCATCAACATTAGGCATTGATACCAAAAAGATGGATAATGCTGAGGCACAACGTGAAAAAGAAAAGACCACTTTATATACACGAAACATCATCATCGAGGCTATACAAAAGACTTTGCCAACACTCGTTAATAATGTGATTAAGGCATACGATGAGTATACCAAGCAATCTAGCGGTGATGATGTCGATGTAACCGTAAACTTCGGTGAGTATGCTAGCCCATCATTTGAGGCAACAGTCGAAACAGTGGCTAAAGCAAGACCGGGAAAGGTTATAATGTCAATCGAGGCTTCCGTTGATGAAATGTACGGCGATAGCAAAGATGATGGATGGAAAGCAGAAGAAGTCAAGCGGTTACGAGTTGAAAACGGTGTAATGGAGACACAGGAACCTAGCATAAGTGAATTCGATGATCTTGAAGGCAAGATACCAACCGAGGATGATTACCAGTGAGCAAAAAAGAAAAAAATCCATACTCTTTGAGTAATATATATAAGGAAATGGAATTGGAATTGATAGCATCCTTACGTAGGAACTTTTTGAAGCACAAAATGGAAGAACATGCAGTAGGATTTAGCTGGGAAATGTGGCAAAAAGCTAAGCTTAGAAATATACATCAGTATCAATTAGAAAACAGTAGTATCATATACAAGTTTAAAGCACGTATAAAGCAAGCTATCGAAGAAGTATTAAATCATTTTTATGATAAAGGATATAAGTCAACTGTTAATGTACCTAAAGACGGCGATAACACAGCAGCACCAAATCAAAGGCCTCCCGAAGAGACACAATTCTTTGGCGCTAACAAGAAAAAGCTTGATGTATTGATTAAAACATCAAAAAAAGACTTTGATGACGCAAATCATGCAGTGTATAGGAAAATGGATGACATTTACCGGCAGACGATATTTAAAACGGAGTTTCAACTTTCAAGTGGTGCTTTATCACTTGGAAAAGCAATAGATAAAGCTGCAGAGGAATTTTTGGAGCAAGGCATAAATTGCATAGCATACAAAAGTAAAGACGGGGCTATTATTCGATATGTAAATATCGCCGATTATGCAGAAATGGCATTGCGTACAGCAAGCCATAGAGCTACATTGCTGGGAGAAGGCGCAAAACGTGATGAATTAGGTGTGCATCTTGTTTTTGTATCCGCTCATGCAAACTCCTGCAAGCTATGTTTACCTTGGCAAGGCAAAGTACTCATTGATGATGTGTTTAGCCATCCTAGTGATGAGTATATAGCAAAATACAAAGGTAAATATGAGCTGTTGTCTGTTGCTATCAAGGCAGGCCTTTTGCATCCAAACTGCCGGCACACACTTGCAACATATTTTGAAGGAGTTACAAGACTACCGGAACCGCAGGATGAGAAAAAGGCACTGGAAAATTACAACAATGAGCAGTATCAACGTAAGTTAGAACGTAAGATACGCAAACGAAAACGTATCCTTGAAGGTACAGTTGATGAAGATAACCGAAAAACAGCAAGGAAAAGGCTAAGAATAGCGCAAAAAGAAATGCATGACTTTTTAGAAAAACACCCTGAATTTAAGCGTCAAAGCAGACGTGAGAAGATTTATGGTACAGATAGTAAGATATCATCCAAGTTACAAAATTTTGACGAATCCTCATTGAAAGATATAGATGAACGTACTATACTTGAAGTGGACAAGGCATTGACAAAGATTTATGAAGATTACCCTCATATGAAAGGCATTGTCAGCGAAGTGAAGTTGGTTGAAAAAGGTACCGCAGTTGCTGAATTAGACATCAACAACCAAGGTATAAAAATATCTTTATGCATCAATAAAAACCTTACACCAGAAAATGCATCTGCCTTGACTAAAAGAATGTACAGTCAATATAAATGGACCAAGAAACCTGGCATAGAGGGAATAGTCAGACATGAGATGGGGCATGTACTGAACTATGATTATTATGTACAGAAGAATCATCTTGAGTATGGCAAACCATATGGTGATATTCCTTTGCAAAAACTTATAGATGACCTTGAGAAAAATGAACTTGCAACAGAACTTAGAAAAGAAACATTGAAAAGATTAGGCGTTGCAGATACGGATGAAAATGTTGCAAAATATTTTAGCTCATATGCCAAAAACAAGTCTATGACAAATAATGGAGAATTTTTTGCAGAAGCGTTTTCTGATTATTCAGATACAGAAGCAAAATTTGTCTTTATGGAACTGCTGAAAGAGAGGATGAAGTAAAATGCTTTTTGCACCACCTTTAGAAATTATTGATCTAATTGAGAATGTTTATGATGATGAAGGATATATCATTGGAGAAAAGATTTCTGAATTAGCTACACCTGAACAACAAAAACTGTTTGAACAATATCAAAAAGAATATGAAGAAGCATTAAGAACATCTTTTAAGGTTGATTTAAGCGACAGGACTTATAACCCAGTAGATGGATGGAAAATGAAGTAGCACTCATAATGGGTGCTTTTTTTGATGGAGGCTTTATGAAAAAAGCAAATAGGGAACAACAGAAGATCATGAGAGAACTGGACCATAAGATTGACGAATACTATAAAACTCATGATGAAGAGAGCGAAGAGCTATACCGTATACAGGCGCACTACCGCAAGAAAATAAAAGAAGCCGGTAAAAAGCGTGTGTAAGCATTGTTTTTATGAAATGGTCGAAAGTCAATATTATGATAAAAATTTAATGTGCAGGACGTTGAAAATAAAACGTGCCTGCATTTTTTGTGGCAAATCAGAAAGAGAGGTGGTGCATATGAAAGACCCACCGAAGCGCAAACTGCCGTATTTTGGCAAGTATTTGAAGTAAAGAACGGTATAGGTTAAAGGAGGTGATGATATGGCTTGTAAAAAGAAAGGCAAAGGCGGACGTAAATAGTTCGTTTTTTTATGCCCAACCATGACAAGGCTTTAAAAGGTGCATGTCCGAAGGGATAGGGGAGTACACCCGAATAAACAGGAGGAAATAAAAATGAATGAAAATTTAAAATATCCGCTAGACATCCAACTTTTTGCGGAAGGCGGAAGTGGCGGAGAAGGTGGCAATACCGGTACACAAGCAGGAGCGCAAGTGACAGCCACGCAACAGATTGATTACGACAAACTGGCAGAAGTAGTATCTAAACGAGCCGCCGGAACAGAAGACAAAGTTCTTCAAGGTTACTTTAAACAGCAAGGCTTGAGTGCTGAACAAGCGACAGAGGCAATCAATCAGTACAAACTGGCACAGGCAACAAAGCAACAGGAAGAAGCGCAACGAATCCAGTCCATGAAACAAGAGAATGAAAAACTCAAAACACAGATTCTGAATTCACAAATTGATACAAAGGTTGCGGAACTTGCCAGCACGCTTGGTGTTCAGATTGATAAAGTACCGTTTCTGAACAAACTTGTTGACCGTTCAAATGCAACAAAAGAAGATGGCACGCTGAATGATGAGAATATCAAAGCGGCCATTGAAACAGTATTAAAAGCATTCCCTGATTTCAAATCTACCACACAGGTTGGAGGCTTCCAGCAGATTGGTGGAGGCAATCAAGGCGGTGCAGGCGGAAATGGTGTCGATGATCAACTTGACAGCGTTTTCGGAGTAAAGAAAAAATAGGAGGATTATATAAATGGCAGAATTGAATTATGTAACACAGTTTTGGCCACGTATCATTGAAATGTACGGGCACTTACTAATGTCTAATGAGCTGTATAACACAAATCAAGACATCAAAATTATTAACACAAAGGATATCCGGTTACCGAAAAGCACAGTATCCGGATACAAAGACCACAACCGTAAAACATTATCATTCAACACTGGATCTTATGGTAATGACTTTGAGACTAAGACGTTGGATCATGACCGTGATATCGAATTCGCAATTGACCCAATGGATGTTGACGAAACTAATCAAATCGTATCCCTCGCAAATGTCCAATCACGTTTTGAAAAAACGCAGGCGATCCCTGAACTTGATTGCTACACATTTTCTAAACTCTATACAGAGGCAAAACGTGTTGGTGCAAAGATCAGTAACACAGCAATCACGACTGCTAATATTTTAGCTGATTTCGATGCAAATATCGAGGCAATGGAAGAAGCAGGAGTGCCTTTAGAGAGAGTTATCATGTATTGTACTCCGGCATTCAAAACAAAACTGAAAAATGCAGAAGGCATTCAGCGTACATTAGAAGTTTCTGGCGGAGCGAAAAACATTGACCGTCGTGTGCGCTCACTTGATGATATCAGCACTATTAAGACTGTTCCGGCAAGCCGCTTAAAGACAGCGTTCGATTTCACTGAGGGATTTAGTGTTGCCACTGCAGGAAAACAGATTAATTACATCATGATTGACCCTGAAGCACAGGTATCTCGTGTGAAATATTCTTACATTAAGGCATTTACACCGGGACATGACAGCCGCTGTGCAGACAAATATCTGTACCAGAACAGACGTTTCAATGGCACATTTGCCTTGTTAGATGACTTGTTGAAACAGGGATGTATCATCAATGCAGAAGCGGAGGGATAAACATGAAAGCATTGAAAGATAATAAAGAATACACCATTAATGATGAACAGAAACAAAGATACCTTGAGGAAGGTTATGATGTTTATAGCAATGATGGCAATTTGTTAGAATACTCTCCAAAAAAGAAAATTGAGTACAGCAAATATGCTGCCTTAGAAAAGGAAAACAAATCCTTGAAAGAGGAGAATGTGAAACTGAAAAAGGCAGCAGATCCTAAAGTCTTAGAAGATAATAAAGCTTTAAAGGATAAACTTAAAGCCGTTGAAAAAGAATTAGAGGAATCAAAGAAAGCAGGTGCATAGCATGTATGCTACACCTGAATATTACACCAATGAATATGGTGGAACACTCATATCACAAGAAAATGTTCCAAGCAGATTAGCCAAAGCGGAACGTGACATAGATCATCTATGTTTTGGCAGAATCAAAGGAAAAGGATTTGACAACTTATCTTCTTATCAGCAGAATCTCATCAAAGAAGCGGTTTGCTTGCAGGCCGATTACCATGAACAGTATGGATCATATATCAATAGTCCACTTAAAAGTTACAGTGCAGGAAGCACACGGGTGGAAATGGCAGATGTAACCTATTGTGGAATAAGCACTACACAGGAAATCATCAATTTATTAGAGGACACAGGATTAAGATGCCGAGTGCTGTAATCAAGTGTCCTTTTCCTTTTCCTGATCAAGAGCTAACAACGTACATTGAGATATACCAGGAAGAGGATACAGAGGACCAAGGACCAATCGAAACACTAGTGTATGATGGTATGGCCAAGTATGACCAAACATCAAAATATGTCTTTAATGCTGATAGCAAACAGATTGCACTTACGGGTAAGCTGATAATCAAAGGAGATGTACAGTTTATTGGTAATGCACCACAAGGATATGTAAAAATCGGTGATGATACAAAACGTATATACAAGGTAAGCAAGCCATCTGTTATGGGATTTATCGTATCGACAGAGGTGGATTTATTGTGAAAGTGACTAATGTTAAAGTCAAAATAAATCGTGATGCATTAGCACAGCTAGAAAAAGCTAAAAAACGAGCTTTATATCTTACGGCAGAGGCTATGCTTGCTGATATAAAATCACGTGGTGTTGTACCAAAAGATACAGGTGAACTAGAACGCAGTGGTTTTGTTGACGATAATCACATTGATGTTGAAATCGTTACTAGTATAGTATTTGACACTCCGTATGCAAGGCGTTGGTATTTTAATCTTGACAATGCCACTTTTCAGCATACAAAAAACGTGAACGCTAAAGACCACTGGATGGATTACTACCTGGATGGTGAAGGAAAGCAGTGGGTGCAAGAAACATATACCAAGTTTCTGAAACAAGAGTCTGGAGGTGTCATAAAATGATAACACTTAAGGATGTTAAAGATTGGCTTAAAGAACAAGTTGTAGCCGATGTTTGGAAAATAGGAACCTATGATGCATCTAACGTAAAAACAATCTGCGTACGTAATCTAACAAGCAATCGCGGCAAGCTAGCAATAGGTGGATTGCAAAACACCGGTACAGCTGTAAAAGGTATTTCCATTGTAATACATTGGAATAAAAATCCAGATGAAACAGAGCGTGTTGCCCAAGAGGTGCACGCTTTATTTTATGGACAACATCCTGTGATAGGTGGTTATCAAACAGTGAAATGTGATATGAGGAGCGACGAACCCATAAGTGTCGGAACAGACGATAATGGGATATACGAATATGTAATTGAAACATGGCTCACGTATGAGCGAAAGGAGTAATTTATGGCAAAAGTAAAAAGTGGAGTCTTTCCGGTATTTGATCTTGAATTCAAAATTGGCACAAAAGGCAAAGATTCGACAGAACAAGATATGGTAACAATCAAGGATATGGAATCCTTCTCTCTGTCCGTTGAAGGAAATACGTCTAAGTGGAATCCTATGGACATGAAAGGATGGGGACGTGCCTTAATGACTGGTAAGAGCATGACAGTGTCACTTAAGGGTAAACGTAATGTGGGCGACCCAGGCAATGATTATGTGGCGTCTGTGGCCTTTAAAGATGGTCTTAACTGCTCATCTAAGGCCGCTGTAGAGTTCCCAGATGGTAGTAAATTGGCGTTTGACTGCGTGTTAGACATCAAATCGTTTTTGGGCGGCGAATCACAGGATGTTGCACCGTTAGAGTTTGATATGATCGTGGATGGTAAACCTTCTTTTACAGAGGCACCAGCACCAACTGTGTAGGAGGTAAACATGGCGAGAGAGTATAATATCGTTGAGCGACTGAAACGTCGTAACGAAAAACCAACAGTGGTATTGGATGAAGAACATAAATATCCAATCAATACGAAAAAGACAAATGTCTTGTGTATGATGGCATATATCCGTAAAACAGAGAAAAAGGGCAAAGAAGAAACCGATCCTGTAAAAGATATGGAAATGATGGACCATATCATTAAGATGGGGTTAGGCGATGAAGCAGCCGCCTATATTGCTGAACAAGATTATACATTTGCTGTTATGCAGGATATCATTGATGTAATCATGGCAGCAATTGGCGACGAAGAAACGAGTTTTGAAAAAGAGGAAAAAGAAGAAAAAAAGTAGCTGATCATTGGTATGACATATTTGATGACTGGGACTTGATAGAGGCATCATTTGCCATGCAGTATCCTCAAAAGGATTTATATGCAACAGGCGATGATGATATGGAATGGCGAGAGTTTGTTACTCTGTTATCCGGCATTATGCCGGAAACACCCTTAGGTCAAATCATCAAGATACGTGCAGAAGATGATGAAGATATCTTAGAACACTTTTCATCAGAGCAAAATCGCATACGCATTGAATGGCGTAATCGCCAATTACAAGAAACAATGAAACAAATGAACAAAGAAGAAGTTATGATGCAAATGAAGGCTATGTTTAAGTCTATGGCATCATAACTTCTTTTCATGTCAGAAAGGTAGGTGACTATATGGGAGCAACTAGTGCAGGATCTATCCAGATGGATCTAGAGGTCAAATCTGATTTAGACGAAGACATACAAGCTGAAGCCAGTAAGTTAGCTGACAGGATACGTAAACAAGTTGATTCGATGAGTGGTGATATGTTTAAAAACTTGCGGAAGAGCCTCGTTGCTAGTCTGGACAAAATGACAGAGGCAGTAAAGTCTTGTCTTGATCGTACTAAGCTAGAGATGAGAGCGTTTGTGGAGCAAATGGCTAGCATGGTCAAGCAAATGTCCGGTGTACAGATGCCTTATCAACGAGCCGAGGACCAGCCAGTACCTAAAGCAGCAACAGCTAAGAGCAATCCAGTAAGAGGACCGCCATCACCAAGCATTAAGATGCCAAAGATTAATATTTCTATGGATACAGATGTTTCACAGCAAACTAATTTAAGAAATCAAATTGGTTTAACATCTCAAATGATTAACAATCAAAAGTCTACTCTTATACAGTTAGAAAAAGAATATGAGAAATTATCGAGTACATCTGATAATCTTATATCTTTAAAAAAACGTTTCGATCATTTGGCAAATGGAACAGATGTTGCTGCAGAAAAAATAGAAAAATTAAAGCAAAAGTTGTCATCAGCCACAACGGTACGACAGAAAATCGAAATAACAAATGAAATAGATAAATTAAAGCAAGAAATAAATCTAGCATTACCAAAAATGGATGCTTTAAAAGCTAAAATTTATCAAATTGACAAGTCAAATAGTGGGAATGGGCTAACTAAACTTGAATACAAAATTTTAAAGTTAAGAAACACAATATCATCAAGTGAAATTAAGTTAGCAAAAATGAAGGCGCTTATGAATGATATGAATGCAACTTCACAATCATTAAAAATGCCTAATTTCCCTCAGCTAGCAAACCCTTTATCTGCATCAGATGGATATTTGTCTTTTGCTGAAAAGATAGCATCTTCTAACGGTATATTTGATTATGCTAGTCAAGCAGCAAAAAAATTATCTTCTAGCATTGGAGGAGTGAAGGGTAAACTTGTAGGACTAACTTTGACAGGGACTATTAAAGGTCTGCAACTTCTCACTAAAGGATTTAAAAACGCAAGTAAGTCAGTGATTAATTTTGCGTCAAATGGTTTAAAAAACGCGAGTAAACACGTAGTTTCTTTAACCGCTAAATTGTTAGGACTTAATTCATCATCAAAGAAAGCGTCATCAGGTATAGGACATGCAAGCATGGGAATCGGCAGATTGATTAAGTCATTCACTATCTTCTCGCTCATATTTCCACTAGTTTCCCGCGGTGTCATGGCACTAGGACAAAACCTTGGAGCTACATTGATGACAAATACTGCGTTTGCAAATAGCCTTAATCAGATAAGGTCTAACTTGGCAACAGCATTTACACCTATCTTTAATGCTATCATGCCTGCTTTAAATGCTCTTATGTCTGCTTTGTCAACCATCACAGGGTATATCGCTGCCTTTATATCGTCATTATTTGGTAAATCATATGACTCCACAAAACAGACCACTGCTGGTATTTATGCCGCAAAAGACGCAATGGGCGCTTATGGATCAACAGCAGACAAAGCATCAAAAGCCACTGAAAAAGCACGTAGATCCTTAATGGGGTTCGATGAAATAAACAAACTTGATGATAAAGATAGCGCATCAGGGGGCAACGGTGGTAGTAAAGCGCCTGTCTATACACCGACTGATCCTAACCAAAATGTTGTAAACAAGTGGGTAAAAAAACTTAAAGACTTATGGTCAAAAGGTGATTATGCTGGTATCGGAAAGGTCATCGGCCAACAGGTCAATAAAGCCGTTTCATCTTTTACAAAATGGATATCCTGGGATAACGTCGGCACTCAGATTACTGCTTTTATGACAGGATTTTGTGAGTTGTTTAATAGTTTGATAAAAACCATCAACTGGGAAAATATCGGTAAAATGTTTGGTACAGGTATCAATACTATTGCAAAAACAATACAACTGTTAATGGAAGGCGTCAACTGGGAAAATATCGGTAAAGCTATAGCACTTGGACTAAATGGCCTTGTACATGAAGTAGACTGGGATAACCTTGGGCGCACTATTGGAGCATATTTCCAGGCGCGTATTAATGCTTTGTATGGTTTTGTTACAACAGCTGACTGGGAAGGTACTGGGTCCGCATTGGCCAATGGTGTGATGGGGTTGGCAAATAAAATAAATTGGGCGACCCTTGGAAAAACGTTAGGCACTGGTTTATCAGGACTAATAACAACGATCAATAACTTTATTACTGGTATTGATTGGGTATCTATAGGTACTAAGTTTGGCAACGGACTTAATAGTTTTTTGCGTGGTGTAAATTGGGCAAACGCAGGCAAAACATTAAGCAACGGTTTAAATAGCGCACTTAAGCTATTGATCACAACGATAGCTACATTTGACTGGGTTAAACTAGGGCAAAGCATTGCTGACTTTTTGTGTAACATTAACTGGATAGGGCTATTAGCTAAGCTAGCACTTATTATTGGCCAAGCCATAGTAGGATTGACCAAAACGATATTAGGATTTGTAGCACAGCTGGCAAAAAACATTGGAGAAGGTTTCTTTAATGGATTAAAAGAATTTTTTAGCAATCCGATAGACTGGATAAAAACAAATATCGTTGATCCATTTATCAATGGAATAAAAGATTTATTTGGTATTCACAGCCCATCAACGGTTATGGTTGAAATCGGTGGTTATTTGATACAAGGCTTGCTTAATGGTATAAAATCAGCAGTTAAAGGACTAATTGGTTTAATACCTAGCATATTTGGCGGCATTGGTAAAGCCATCAGTGGGGTTTGGAATGGCATTAAATCTACTGCAAGCAAAGCGTGGAAAGGTATTACGTCTGCTATTGGCAAGACTTGGGACGGACTCAAGACAAAAGCAAGCAAGACATGGGGGGATATCAAAAAAGGCATAAGTGATAAATGGGATGATCTGAAAGAAGGTGCAGGTAAAACATGGGAAGGAATTAAGTCGACGGTTTGCAAAAAACTGGGCCTCACCAAAGAGGGGGTAGCAGCTGATACCAAAACTATGTTTAATACGATGTCATCTATTGGAGATGATATCAAAAATGTCGTAGACAATAAGTCTAAATCTACTGCTGGTAAATTTGCAGAAAGCATGAAAACAATGAAGACAAGTGCTACAGATAAAACCAGGGACGTTAAAACGATCATCACGAAAAAGCTTAACGAGGTGGCATCTTGGATGGGCACTACTGGTAAGATAAATTTTACCGAAAAAAGCAAATTGATGATGAATGGTGCAAAAAATAGTGCTAAAAACGTTGACATTAAGTCAGCTGTTAAGTCATCGATCGATAAAGCGCTAAACTGGATACGCGACAGCGCGAAAAAAACAGCGGAAAGTCGTGGTAAGAGCATGATGCTAGGCATGTCAGATGGTACAAAAAAGGTTAGTATCAAATCAGCCGTAGAAACAACCGTAAATAAAGCAACATCATGGCTCAAGGAGCTCAAAAATTTATCTCCAACATGGGGTAAGGACATGATGTCTGGAATGTCTGATGGGATGCGTAATGCTACCTATTTAATATCAAATGCAGCGAGCAATGCGGCAAACATCATATCACAGTGGTTACACTTCTCACGCCCGGACGTCGGGCCGTTACGTGAGTATGAGAAGTGGATGCCGGATATGATGCAAGGGCTATCCAGTACTCTGGAATCAAGCACGCCTACCTTTATAAATCGTGTAAAAACTCTTGCTACATCTATGTCTAGTGCTATGCAGGCATCTTTACAAGAACCTACGATAGCATTTGCTGGCGAAAGGTCGTTAAATGTTCAACATGCATGGAAAGAGGAACGGCAAAGCAGTGAAACATCTCTAGGGGAAGTGGTCGAAGAAATTAAGAGCTTGAAACAGAAGTTTGATGAAATTAAACAAGCTGTAGAAAGCAAGGACACGGATATTTATATGGATAGTGAGAAAGTAACAAAAAAAGTAGTTGATAACGTAAACAAGGACACACGTAAAAACGGCAAGTGCCCTATTGACATATAGGAGGTGCAGGAATGGCAATATTGACAGCAAACGGTGTGGCTTTGCCTGCACCTGTATCTATTAAGACAGACGACGAAATCATTTGGTCCAGCAATACTGGACGTGTGGCCAACGGTGACATGGAAGGTGATGTCGTCAAAGAAAAAAAGACATTAACCATCGAGTGGGGAATACTCCAGAATACGGAAATGGAAAAAATCGAAAACAATGTGATTGCTGGATATTTTCCGTTGATTTTTGATGGTGGAGGCGGTGCAGGTTTTACTATCGAGTCTTATCGCGGAACACTTAGCGAAGAGCACATCGGGACATTAGATGATGA